GTTTTTATTGCCAAAACAGGACTACCCGCTAAGTCAGTTAGAAACCTTGCGCAAACTACTCACTACTCCCGAAGCGGTGGAAGTAGAAAGCGATTTTCTCTATGCGTTCGGCATCAAGTCGGCAGTAGTTACCTCCTTCTCCTTACAGCAGGAAACACACAGCAATAGGCAGAGCGTACAAGTACAAATGCTATCTGATGAGCCCTATGAAATAAAGCAAATACAGCAAGACGAGTATGTTAAAATTAGTAAGTAGAATAACGATAGAGGGTGAGCAAAAGTGGGTATTTACGGCTCTTTCGGAATGCAACATCGTAGAAGATATAAGTAGCCTTACCGATACTTGCGAATTGAAGTTACCCCGTAACATCAAATGGCAGGGGTGGGTAAGTGAAAAAGGTACGCCCCCAATAAAGCGCGGCGACCGTATTACGGTAGAGCTCGGTTATGATGATGACTTAAAAGTACGCTTTGCGGGTTATGTGCGTTCGGTAGATGCCAAAGTGCCTATCACCATTAAATGTGAAGACGGTATGTTCCTACTAAAAACACTGAAAGCCGAACCTAAAGCCTTTAAGAACGCTACCCTAAAAGAGATAGTGGAACACCTACTCAAGGGCACAGATATCACCTACAAACTCATTGACGATAACATACACGTAGGGGCGTGGCGTATCACCCAGCCCAACATATCGCAAGAGTTGCAGGAACTAAAGGACAAGGTAATGCTTAGTAGCTACTTTAGGTTTATAGACGGCAAATCGGTGTTGTACATCGGCTTAGCTTACCCTATTGACAATAGAAGGAAGCTGTTTTTTAGACACGGCAGAAACATCATCAGTGAGGACTTTACCTATAGAGAAAAAGACGATATAAGGGTACGTGTGGAGGCACAGAGTTTTAACGCCAAACATAAGAAAATCACCTACGAGTATGGCGACAAAGACGGTGAAGTAATAAAACTCCGCATAGATGGACTGACAGAAGCCGAGCTAAAGAAGTACGCAATGCAGGCTTTGGAACGCTACAAGCAAAGTGGCTTTAAGGGCTCGTTTGATACCTTTGGTGTACCCGAAGTAAGCAAGTGTGATATGGTAGAAATACACGCCTCCGACGGCAATAGAGGTACTTATTTAGTGAAAAAGAATGAGATTAGTTTTGGTACCAACGGCTACCGACAAAAGATTGAATTAGGGAATGCATTATGATAAGAGAACTGATACAGCAATTAGCCAATACGGGGGAGGAACTATACGCCAAGGTGTGCGAGGTAACCTCTGTAGATGAGGAGGCTAAAACCGCTGATGTAAGTCCCTTAGACGGCAGCTCCCCCATTAACGATGTGTATTTAGTAGTAGATTTTGAACAAGGAGGTTTTTACCTACAACCAAAAGTAGGTTCGCTGGTATGTGTGGCTTTTATTAACAAAGAGACCGCCATAGTAGTAGGAACCTCCGAGCTGGAGAAAGTAGAATGCATCTTGGGAGGTTTTACCCTAAAGATAGAAGACGGAAAACTGCAACTCAAAAATGAGCAAGTCGATTTTAAAACCCTTTTAAACGACCTTTTAACGGAACTTAAAAAGGCTATCATACAGACACCCGCAGGCCCTGGCAACTTTGCCCCGCAGAATGTAGCAAAGTTTGAAGAGATTAACAATAAAATAAATCAGTTATGGGTTTAAACAAACAAGCTTTAAAACAAGGCATTATCACCCTTCAACAGGATATGCTTACCAAGACAGAGGTAAATCCAGAAGAGTATGCCGAACGCTTAGCCTCACTTATTTATGATTTTTTTAAGAGTGGCGAGGTAACAGTGAAGGCAGGAATCACCCTACAAGCAGGGGCTTATACGGGTGCTACTACAGGTGAAGGAAAAGGCACTATAAGCTAAAAAACAAATTTACAATATGACAAAACTCAACTACATCTTACAAGGCTTTGGCTTTAGGGACTCTCACGACTTCCTACGCTCATCCTTTGGTCACACCTTTTCAATGCTTTTTATAAAAATGGACGTTATACTATCAGTACTATTTGCTACCGTGCACTTCTTATTTGGTTTCAACCATTTGTTCCTAACCGCTTATGTAGTGCTACTTATTTTTGAGTGGATCACGGGGGTACAAGCCTCCCGCAAGCGAGGTGAAAAACACGAGAGTCGCAAGTTTGGACGTATGCTCCTAAAAATAGCTACCTATCTTGTGCCGATCTATATACTACATACCTTCTCGGCTAATGTAGAGTTTCCAAATCTTGGAGGCTTTGAGTTCGACCCCTTCCATTGGCTTTACTGGGTAGTACTTATAGCTATTATATGGCAACTGGTGGTGAGCCTCTTGGAGAACTTAGATTGTTTAGGCTTTCGCTTCGCTAAAGTACTGCTCAAGATTATTAATAAGAAGTTTTATAAAACCTTTGAGCTCAACGATAACGATGATAACAGTATTACATAATCAAAGCCTCCTCGACCTCGCCTTGCAACACACAGGCACGATAGAAAGCGTCTTTGAGTTTGCAGAAGCCAATGCTCTTAACATCACTGATGACGTAGTGGCGGGCAAAACCTTAGTATTACCTGCAGAAGCCTTTAGCAATAAAGATATACTAAATTATTACACCGCAAAGAACCTGCAGCCCGCAACGGCTTTCACCAAAGAAGACGAACAAGTGTTTGAACGCCTTGAGGGCATCAGTATATGGGCAATAAACCTTGATTTTATAGTAAGTAAAGAATAAAAACCTTATGAATAACCTACAATTATACAACGCTGATAACTTAGAGGTAATGGCAACCCTCGCCGATGAGAGTATTGATGTAATTTGCATCGACCCTCCGTACTTATACCTCAAAAACCAAAAGCTGGAACGCCCTTTTGATGAGCAAAAGTTTTTTGCCGAATGCAAGCGACTACTTACTAAAAAAGGCTTTATCGTAATGTTTGGGCGTGGTACTTCCTTTTACCGTTGGAACACTATATTAGACGGCTTGGGGTTTGTATTTAAAGAGGAAGTGATTTGGGATAAAAGTTATGTATCAAGTCCGCTAATGCCTATGTCTCGCATACACGAAGCAATATCTATCTTTACAAAAAAAGAGGGCGGTATCAATAAGGTAAAAGTACCTTATTTAGAAATGAAAGGGCACGATATAGATAGTATTGTAACTGATATAAAAAGACTCAAAACTACTTTTAAGAATACAAAATCCCTTAATGCTGTGATAGAGTTTTTGGAAAATAACAAAGTGCCTACAGATACTCCTGTTAGAACTGATAGGTATAATTGCGATACTTTCACTAAATATAATACGATTGCAACACAAGATAAACAAACAGGTGAACGTAATGTAAACGTAATGCAATCTATATTGTTTGGACTTAATGAGAAAAGCATTATTAGAACTGATAAAGGAGCTGAATTTAAAAGAGGTGTATCAATAACCAAAGGAGGTAATCAATTAGATAGATGTGTGAATGTTATTCAAGGAATAGGTTTTGGCTTAAACGAAAAAACAATCATCAAACAAGTACGCGACCACTACAACACCATTCACCCGACACAGAAGCCTGTGCGGCTTTTGGAAAGGCTTTTAGCACTGGTTATCCCAAAAGACAAACCTCGCAATGAGGTAGTAGTAGCCGACTTCTTTGCAGGAAGTATGAGCTGTATGGAAGCCGTGCACAATATGGGTATGCGTGGAATTGCTACCGAGATAGACGAAGAGTACTTCGAGAAAGGCAAACAGCGCATTGAGAGTTTGCAACCCCTAATTATCAATCATTAACCTATGGCACGAAGCATTCAAGAAATACAAACCCTTATCCTACAAGCCAAAGCCCAAGAGCCTGCTCTGAACGAGCTCAATAGCACCTCCAAAGTAGCTATATGGCGCTTGTGGGTGTACATCATAGCCGTAGCAATATGGAGCTTAGAGAAGCTGTTCGACCAGCATAGGGCGGATATAGACAAACGCCTTGCCGAACTCAAACCACATACGGCACGTTGGTATCGCAGCAAAGCCCTCGCCTTCCAATACGGGTTTGACCTATTGCCTGACAGTGATAAGTTCAACAACACGGGACACACAGAAGAACAGATAGAAGCCAGTAAGATAGTGAAGTACTCGGCAGTGATTGAAAGCAAAAACGAAGGTAGATTGATAGTAAAGATAGCAGGCGAACAGGGCGACACGCTCCAACCAATCACCGATGCCCAAAAGCAAGCCTTTGAGGCCTACTTGAATGAAATCAAAGACGCGGGCGTACGCCTATCGGTGGTGAACTACCAACCCGATGTGCTGCACTTGCAAATGAAGATAGTATATGACCCGCTTGTATTAGATAGTAATGGACAAAGTATCATTCACGCTACACACCCAGTAGAAGAGACTATAAAAAGCTACTTAAAATGCCTGCCATTTAACGGCGAATTGGTCTTAGCGCACCTTATTGACGCCCTCCAACAAGCCGAAGGAGTGAAGATACCACATTTAGTTCTCGCCCAAAGTAAGAACATCACCAGTAGTGGTGAGTATGGCGCGTTTGAAACCATTGAAATTAGCAAGATACCCACAGCAGGCTACTTCACGATAGACAACTTCAACGATATAACCTACGTTAGCAATGTATAACCTAAACATCGACAAACTGCTCGTGCTACTTACCCCTACCTTTTTGCGTAAGGCGAAGCTCATAGCGTGGTTGCGTATGTTGGCAGCACCCCTGCACAAGTTGCTATACACCTTTCAGCAAGCACGCCAAGCCGACTTGTACAACTTGGCACACAACAGCCAAGTATGCTACCTTCGGAAGGCTCTCAATAATGAGTTCGACAGCGAGCAGCGGCGCATACGTATAGAAGACGGCAAGCAGAACGAGCGGCTCTATATATACCCCCGCAGTGCTAATAAGCCTTTGTTTTTAGGCAAAGTCTTCCTCTATCAACGAGGTAGTTACATTGACGGAGGAGTAGATTTTATAGTCGTGCTACCGAATGGTTTAGAATACGACAAATATAAGTTAGAAGCCCTTGTGAATTTTTATAAACTCGCGGGCAAGAGATGGACAATAGAAACTAAATAATATGAATAAGTTACATACCGAACACAACGCAGGCTACCCTTTTGATGTAGGTTTTCTCGCCTTTATGCAAAATGCCTACAACCTATTTAACCATTTTGGACACCTCGCTGGCAATAAGGTAATTATTTCAGGGTGTGAGGAGGTAGGCAACACCATCACCCCAGGTACTGTCTATATAAATGGCGAGCTATTGCCCTTTGAAGGTGGTACCAAAGACGACACCGTATGGATACGGGAAGACACCACACAAGTAACCTTTCAGGACGGTTTTTCTCGCACCTTAGAGACGATACGCACCGTTGTATTTGGCTACTCGTCACCTGATAAAACCTTCAACTGGGCAGACTTTAAGCGTGTTAATAACCTACAGGAGTTATACGAAAATAAAGCCGAAAAACAAGCACTCAAAGAGTTAAAAGCCGAAGTAGAAATACTCAAGAAACAGAAACAAGCTATACCCGTTGGGCTTATTGCTATCTGGGGCAAGCCTGCTAACGAAATACCTGAAGGATGGGAAGAGTACACCGACCTACGTGGTAGAATGCCTATCGGTTTAGACCCTTACTACAATAAAACAAAAGATGACGCCCAAGACTATCAGCTCAACAGCCTACTGAAGCAGGGAGGCGAACGCTCGCACAAACTCTCTGTTGAGGAAATGCCTAGTCACAAACACGAGACTGTGAATGATGCGTCAGGTAGTGATAGAGATAGTAAAGGAAACGGGAGTGCTTTTACAATGGACACAGACGAGATAACTTATAATAGACGAAATTTAATGAGGATAGAACCTTCTGGTGGCGACAGGCCTCACAACAATATGCCACCTTACCACGTAGTGCAATTTATAAAGTATGTAGGCTTTAAATCGGTAGAACCCTAAATAAGTAACTATGACACCTATACAACAACTATATAAGTATTTTTCCGACCTAATGAAGCCTACAGGGGCTCAATTTAGGGCACTTATTGATAGCTTTTGGCACAAAGCAGAAAAGATACCAATAAGCAGCATTGAGGGTTTGGATAAGTTGATAGAGGGTACAGCCTCTGCTCGGCAGTTACAAAACCATATCAACGATACGAACGCACATAAAGAGTTATTAGATAAGAAAGTAGATAAAGTACCAGGAAAGAAACTCACCACAGAGGACTTCACCACAGAGTTACGTCAGAAGTTAGAAGGCTTACAGCAGGTAGATATATCTCTTTTACTTCCTCGTGGTAATTTTACAGGTACGGCTCAAGACCTTAAGGACTTGATAGATGGACTTACCCGCATACTACAAAGCCCCGATACCGAATTAGACGAACTTCGTGAGATAGTGGCCTACATTAAGCAGAACAAGCATATCCTTAGCACGTTGGGCATTAACAATATCGCAGGCTTAGAAGAGGCATTAGCTAATAAAGCCGACAAAGACCACAACCACGATGATAGGTACGCTCCTATAACCCACCATCATAACCAGTATGCTCACCGCACACATAGGCACAACTGGGATGATATAGACGGAAAACCTAATAACCTCGCTACCACTGACAACATTAAAACAGCAATTGAGGGGATACAAGTAGGCGGTCGTAACTTATTAAGAGAAACAAAAGAGTTTATAGTAAACAGACAATCTAACCATATGGGATTTACTTGGAGTAATAATGCAGGAGAGGTTATTACTGAGCGGTTCAATGGTAATGTGATAAGAAAAATTACAAATGCCGATTATCGTGGTATAAATGCTATTATTCCTCCTATTGTTGGAAGACCTGTTATTATATCATTTTGGGCTAAAACCACAGGGAAAGGTAAGTTTATCAATTTTGCAACATCTAACCAATCTCCTCCAGATAATATATCCGCTTCTCTGGTATATTCTAATAATCAAACCCTTATTAATGATGGGCAGTGGCACAGATACACCATCTACAATCCTAACGGAATGTATTTTCACAACAACGGAGGAAACGGATTTATAGAATTTACAGAGGTTAGTGGTGAGATATACTATTCGTCTATAAAGATAGAGATTGGTAATACTCCCACAGACTGGTCACCCGCGCCTGAAGATTTTACTACCTCTGAAGAGGTTATGCGAAAGATTACCCGCACAGGGTATGAGGTAAGTACTGATACCGTTATACCACAATCACAACAGAATGATACTATTTTCGTTAAGGCAAGTTGTACGCTTGGTTTGCAGAATATAGAGCATTTGGGTAGTGTATCATTCATAAAAACCTTTGATACTGGTGCAGTAACCTTTACTTGTGCAGGAAAAAACATAATATATCCTTTTGATAATACTTTTAATGGCAAAAAAGGCTCTACTGCTGTGGTTAGCATTCACAATAATGACTGCTATATTCGTATTAGTAACGTTTAACAAATAAAAATAAACAACAATATGTTAATATCTAAAATAAAACAAGGTCTTAAAGGACAAGACAAATTAAAACACAGTAAATATGGAAATATTATATTCCTATCTTTTCTGTTGATTTCTTTACTAATAACACATAAGTTATTTCTATCTTTACTAATAGCTTTTGGTGTATTATTATCAGCTGCTATGAGTAAGGAGTTATACGACAAGTATATTAAACGTACCTTCATTGACTGGTACGATATTGTAGCCGCGTTTATCCCTTATCCACTCATTAAACATATACAAAAGCTATGAATGCAATACATTTCTTTGATTGGGGTGTAGAAAAAAAAATAACTGAGGTTGATTTATGCTTATTCAAAGGAATTCGCAGACTTTTTTTTCAAGGTTTTTCTACTTCTTCCTATTATACAAATATGGATATTTATGACAAAAATTCTATTATTTTTATATTGGAGGGTTTAAATCCAGACATCTCTACAGTAGTAGTATCTGTTCACTTATATTATGATGAAGATAAAGTAAATGATTGTTTAAGAAGTAAAGGACTACCTACATTAACTTCTGATGAAATTATAAATCTATATGCAAAAAAGAAGTATAAAATGACAATAGGACTTTTTAATCTTGGTACAATAGATTTTACTTTTGCAAAAAGTAATAACAATTTATCTGTTAGTAAGGGGGATATTGTTTTTTCGGGAGTACCAATGGCAGGTTTTTCTCATAAAGATTATCCTCAACTTCCAATAAAAATTATTTAATAGAATAAACTAAAATACAATTTAAATAAACAATAATATTAAATGAAAAAAAGCACACGCACCATTCACTACCTTGTCGTTCACTGCTCGGCTACACCAGAGGGCAGAGACCACACTGCCAAAGACATCGACCTATGGCACAAGCAAAGAGGTTTTAACGAAATAGGCTACAACTACATCGTACGCCTCGACGGCACGGTGGAAGAGGGCAGAGATGTAAATAAGATACCTGCTCACGTAGAAGGACACAATAAAGATAGCATCGGCATCTGTTATATTGGGGGGATAGACAAAAAAAAACTACAGCCCAAAGACACCCGTACGCAAGCCCAAAAAGAAGCCTTAATAAAGCTCCTAAAAGAGTTAAAGGCTTTGTACCCACAAGCTGAAATCTTAGGTCATAGAGACTTCCCAGGTGTAGCCAAAGCTTGTCCGTGTTTTAATGCCAAAGACGAATACAAAAACCTGTAGGGGTGAATGGCAATTCACCCGCATAAATCAATTAACAAATGAGAAAATTAACCCTATTATTATTGGCGTTCCTCGCTTTAGTAGGTTGTCGAACCAAAAAAGTAGAAACCCACACTCAAAGGCAAATACAGAAAGAGCACTTTATTCATTACAAGGATAGTACCCAACTCTTTGCCTACAACTCCCATAGCTCCCAATACTCTCACAACACACAAGAGAATTACGAGCTCGAACTCGAAAGCACTCTCGACAGCGTAGGCAACCCCCGTGAACTCATCTACACCCGCATTCGTGACGGCGATAATGAAGTTATAAGAGTACTCAACGGAAAGGTAAAGATTAAAGCTACAAACACCCATTCTAAGAGCTACCAGCAGGCCGATAGTACCCTTTTATATAATACGAAGATACAGACAAAAACCGAAGCGCAAAAGCACAAATACGTACAATTCAAACAGGTGAATAAACAAGTCAAAAGTAGCGTCATAAAGCATACCCTTTGGCTCTTGCTACTCGCCTTGTTAGTCTATATATGTTGGAAATACAAGCCGTTTCGGTGGAAGTAAGAATTTAAACAGCTTTTAAATGAAGTTTAAACACTGCTAAAAAGGAGGACAGCAGTATAAAAAATGTC